GCTTGTTAGCTGAGCATTGAAACTCTGAGTGCGCTCAATATCCTCGTCTGCCAAGTGATGAACAATGTTCTGACAGTTGAACTTCGGAACATTAACGCAAACCAAATCATCAACAGGTGACTCATACGCTTCAAGTGTGTGAACATCAACTGTGTAGGAAAACCGATTCTTCTTCGTAGTCTTTCAAAAACGACAACTCAGGATGATTATCCTTGATATTATGGTAAACGTGCTTGTTCATGATAACCAAAGAACCTCCAACACCAATTGCATACCCGCAAAACGTATCACCGTCTTGCATGTACAAGATATTAGAAGCTAACAATGATCTCACGACCTGGTCATGCTGGGAATCAGCACTTTGAACAACAACATCTTTCTTCTTCTCCTGACGCTTCTTTTCAGCCTTCTCAGCCTTGTGCTTAGCAACGCGCCACCTAGCGGTAAACACGTCCCACAGAGCACGAAGAGCAAGAAGCACTCCCACAATCGGAAGTGCTTGCTGAGCAAACTTATGCAAACGACGGATAGATAGGAAAAACCGAACATGTTGTCCAGCATTGTAGATGATATCTTTAATGCCAGCTTCCAAGTCGATCCTCCAACTGTGTTGTCGAGCAACTCCCCATACACCAATCATACCCGAATACTCTCTGACCAAACGAGGGTCAAGATAGGGGTTGTCAATGTCAAATCCACGTTTGTACGCAAACTCTTTGATGCAAATAGGGGAAAACGCAGACCTCTTTGAGAAAAGGTCTTTAAAGAGAGATTTGTCTTCAATAAACTTTTTAAGGTCATCGAGAGTATCATCTCCTTCAGCGTCGGGGTTGCAAGAGCTACTTCCAGCCACTTCATGAGGAGTCTCAAGACTCTTCTCAAACCACCACATCGCTACAGATGCACGCATTTCTGCATTTCGTGTACATGAGTAACAGTGGCTATGACCACAAGTTCCTTGCGTGAACGCCCTTTCAAGCGCTTCCAAAGTGTCAACATCTGTCGTCAAAAACTCCATCATGCTTTTATTCCGAGCTTTTTGACGCTCTTCATAGTCACGACGGAACCGATAAAGACGCACAACAAACTGTAGAACGTCCTTGAAGGTTGCAGAACTGCAAACCCCATCAGGTTTAAGACATTTTTCTCCACACGCACACATGTGGATTTCCGTTCCATGCAAAGGGTCAACGCGAACAAAG